ATAAGCTAGGAAATTTTGGAGACTTTATGGAATTTATAGACAATTGTTATGATGTAGACATTCATTCAGTTCAAGACTGTTTGACATATCATAAACAAGTGTGTAGAGATAATGACAATACAATAGAGGAGAAGTAAATGGACTTGTATGTAATACATTATGTAGATGGTTTTGGTCAGACATTTTTTGAGGGGGTTACAGATGACTTTGATAAATGGCTGAAGGAATATAACTCACATAAAGAAAAAGAATTTCAAGATGATGAAGATGATTTTGAAGTAACAGAAGTTAAAGTATTTTTATATAACAAGGAGATAAAATAATGAATGTATTAAGTTTATTTGATGGTATGTCTTGTGGACAGATAGCACTCAACAAAGCAGGTATAGAGTATGATACATACTTTGCATCTGAGATTGACAAGTATGCTATGAAAGTTGCACAAGCTAACTATCCAGACACAGTACAGATAGGTGACGTTACAAAGGTTGACTATACAAAGCTACCTATAGGTGGCATTGACCTACTGATGGGTGGCTCACCTTGTCAAGGGTTTAGTGTGGCAGGTAAACAGCTAGACTTTGATGACCCACGTAGTAAGTTATTCTTTGAGTTTGTTAGATTAAAAGATGAGTTAAAACCTAAGTACTTTCTTATGGAGAATGTACCTATGAAACAAGAGTGTCAGGACATTATTACAAAGTATCTAGGTGTTGAGCCTATCACTATAAACTCTAGTTTATTCTCAGCACAGAATAGAAAGAGATTGTATTGGACTAACATACCCTTTGATATACCTACAGAAGACAAGGGTATAGTATTGCAGGACATACTAGAAGATGGTATTGCTAATGATGCTATGACTAACAAAGATAGCAAGTCACATTGCATAACTGCAAGATATAATGGAGCAGTATGGTGGAATAGTATTCAACGTAAGCAACGTACTATGGTACAAGTGGGCGAAGCTGACAACATCAAAGGCTTTGACAGTATCAAACGTATCTACTCACCTAGTGGGAAAGCACCCACACTTACCACGATGCAGGGTGGGCATAGAGAACCGAAGGTAGCTACAGATATTGTAACCTTTAACCCTAACCAAGAAGCTAAGATACAGAAGATGAATGTTACAACTGACAAAGCCAACTGTCTTACAGAAGCTATAGGCAGAGGTGGTAGTAGCTCTGAGTATCTGACTAGTGTTAAGAAGAAAACATTAGCACTTCAATCCATAGGTAGGATTGTTAATCGTAGATTAGATGAGAATGGTGTACGTAAAGACAACCAACTTGACCTACCTTTTACTAAACAACTTGAGGTAGGAGATAAAGATAAGTCTAATTGTTTGACTACCTTTACTAAAGACAACGTAGTTGTTGAGGGTATGCAATGGAGAAAGCTAACACCATTAGAGTGTGAGCGATTGCAGACTGTACCTGACAACTACACTAATCACGTGTCCAATAGCCAACGATATAAGATGTTAGGTAATGGTTGGACAGTTGATGTAATAGCACACATAATGAAAGGAATAAAATAATGATAAGCAAACCTGTAAAGAGAATAACCAATTCATCTGTAGCACAGATATATGATGATACAAATGAATTGTATGAGTACGAAGTAGGTGCGACAGTAGACAACGTACACAAGACAATGGTACGATTTCTACGTGGTCATTTAACATACTACAAGTACAAAGGTACTGCACTTAACTATGGCTTAGACTTAATACAAGAAGCCTATCCAGATTCAATCGTTGAGTTTGATTACATCAAGGAGTATGATAATGTCGTGGACTAAACCTAAAGCTAAGAGATGGCAGGATGCTGAGTTATATGAAGTGTATTGGCAAGGCAGACTGCCACGTAGTGGATACAGAAAGACTTGGGTACTAGCCAAACGCAAATGGGTTTGGATACGTGAAGCAGGTAATGTGTATAAAGACACACACAGAATGTCTGTTGCCAACTTTAAACTTATGCCGCATTGGACTGATGCAGAGTGGCAGGTCAAACGTAAGGATTGGCAAGAAGGTAACTTTAAACCTATGAAGAGGAGAAGAAGATGATAGCTGAAGCATTGATGTGCCTAGCACTTAACGTATATCACGAAGCTAAGAACCAATCTTTGATTGGACAGATAGCAGTAGCACAAGTAGTGATGAACAGAGTGCGTGACGAGAGATACCCCAACACAGTATGTGAAGTAGTTAAACAAGGACCTACCTACAGTTGGAAGACAGACTTCCCTGTACGTAATAGGTGTCAGTTTAGTTGGTACTGTGATGGCAAGAGTGACAAACCTAAAGAGGAGTTTGCTTGGGAACAGGCAGTAACAGTTGCACACGGAGTGTACTATGGAAACCTTGATGACTTTGTTGAGGGTGCAACACACTACCACGCACACTATGTGACACCCTCTTGGGCGAGTACTAAGACATACATCACAAGGATTGATGACCACATATTTTACAGATGGGATATACATTATGAATAAATATACAGTAGTCTATGTTGCTCATGGTAGATATGATTCAGTTCTAGATGAACCAAGAACTAGAGTTGAATATGTGCAAGGTAATACATTAGAAGAAGCTATAGATGCACATATAAAACATATGAAAGGTTGGGCAATACATGATATCATAGGAGAGGTAGTTTATCTAGATGGTCATATAAAACAACACGACATAGGACATGGTGTAGGTCATACTATGGGTCATACACACACAGATGTTATCATAACAGGTATAAATAATAGTAAAATTAAATTTGATAAAAATAAAAAGGAAAGAATATGAATAGATTTATTATAGAAGACACAACAAAAAAGATTGCACAATCTCTGTGTGACCAGCACATAGTCAAGATGCCACTAGAAGAAGCACAGATGTTATGCACTACACTATGGCATTATGCACCTGAGTATGCAGAGGAGAAGAACTTATATAAACCTGTGCATCAGAAGCATCCTTGTACCCTATGGGCTATGGAGACAATGGCAAACTTTAACTTTGCTTTTAATCTGTATGCTGATATGTTATGGGAGTATGAAGATAGGTATCACAAAACACATGGAGCAAGTAAGCACTATCATTCTATACTAGCAGGTAGAAAATACATACCACAAGGTAAGCTAACCAAACACCCACAGTGTTTCAGTGGAATGGATGAACTAAAGACTGATGAGTTCTATCCTGTCAAAGCCTATCGTGCTTTCTATGTAGCAGACAAAGCTAGGTTTGCACGATACAGATACACACAACAACCTCAATGGATGGTAGCATGACTAATAATAATAAAGCCTTTCTTGTTGAGTGGATAAGGGAAAAGAACGCAAGAAGTCTTAAACATAAGATACGACTAGAAAAAATACGCAACGAACTTAAACAAAAAAAGGAGAAAGATAATGACAAAGAAAAAAGTAAGTAATACATTCAAGGTAAACTTGGACAATAAAGATATACTTGTAACTGAAGAACAACGTATGGAGTTTCTTAGGCTACACAATAAATTAAAAGATACATTAGATTATATCTTTGATTGTAAGGATATTACATTAGCACAAATATCTATGCTTGAAGAACTAATGCATCACCTGCACTCTTCACTAAAGTTTGCACCACAGAAAGACTCTGATACAGATAGACCTAGTGTGTGGAGTGATTATGTATTAGAGTCAGATGAAACTGCTTGGCAACGTGCATACTAATCTTTGGACAAGGGCTGAAGTTGTTGCATTTTTGCAACACTCATATAGTAAATTTGAATACAGGAATGTGGGTGTAATTGCACAGTTAGTATACGAACTTCAACCACCTAGACTAGAGTTCAAAGATGTATTTGAATTAACTTGGGATGATGTAGATATTAAATGGGATGCAGGTTTGTTGTATACACTTGAACAACAGAAGGAAGACTTTGGTTTTCAAGACTACATTGCACCACAAATAAAACCATTTAGAGGGGAGTACATACCATACACAAAGTATAGATTTTCTAAAGTTGCACGAAGAATAATTAAAAGTGCAGACACACTTAGAAAAGATTTACGTATGAGGTACTTGCCTTTAAGTTAAAAATATGATATTAACTCTGTTAACAGAAAGGATGTTATCACATGGACATAAACAGTATATTAAGTGATATCGACTTAGACATAGGTACAACCAAGAGAATGGATTGTCCTTCTTGTAAAGGTAAAAATACTTTTACAGTAACTAATAATATGGGTTCTGTAATATTTAATTGTTACAAAGCTAGTTGTACAGTAAGTGGTACAAGAAGAGTAAGTCTTACTGTAGACCAAATAAAGAAGTCATGTAGTGATACCTCTGTAAAAGAAAAGAAGTTTGTACTACCTGAATATGTAGTAAAAATTAAGGATGATATATTTAAAAATCCTATTGGTGGTTTATCGTGGAAAGAAAAGATATGGAAAGACTACTGCTTACACGATATAAAAGAAGACAGAGCAGTATTCTTAATAAAAGATAGTGAGAAAGGTGTAATTGTAGATGCCGTAGGTGCGGCAACTGATAATCGCCTACCTAAATGGAAGAGGTATGGTAGTAGTAGACACCCTTTTGTAGCATGGAATGGTAAAGGGGGAGATGGTGGTGACAATAGCTGTGTCCTTGTTGAAGATTGTTATAGTGCTTGTACTGTAGCCAAGCATGGCATTACAGGGGTAGCATTACTAGGTACGAGCTTGTTAGATGAACATAAGAAATTCCTGTGTCATAACTTTGATAAGGTTGTAGTTGCACTAGACCCTGATGCACTACAGAAAACATTACAGATAAGAAAGGAACTACAAAGCTGGGTTAAAAAAGCTATGGTACTACGTATAGCAGATGACTTAAAGTATGAAGAAGAAATTGATATTAATAACTTGAAGGAGATAATATGGAACTAGGATTAATAAGAAGTTTAATGGATAGAGAGTTCTACGAAGAACATCGTGGAGCAAGATGTCCTAATAGATTGTTTAGTAAAGATGTAAGAAAGATAAAGGAAGTTATAGATAATGCTATGACTAAGTATGATAGGACTGTGACACCTGATGAGATTGAAGCTCTCTTTATGTCCAACAATCCGTCTATGACTACAGCACAGAAGGGTGCATATAGTTCTTTATTTCGCAACATCAAGAAGGAACAGAAGCTAGGTAGTGATATAGCTAAGGAAGTTTTATCTAAGCTGTTCCAGCAGATTATAGGAGAGGACATAGCAAACTTAGGGTTTGATTATGTGAATGGGTCTAAGAGTTCTTTAGAACCCCTGAGAGCCTTACTAGAGCAGTATGGAGATGACTTCACACCAAGTATGAATATACAATGGGATGACATCAGCATTGAAACTCTCTTAGCTAAGAATGATTTAGAAGCACGATGGACTTTTAATATACCCTCTTTAACTAGAAAGGTAGAAGGTATTAATGCAGGACATCTAATTGAGGTAGGTGCTAGACCTAATACAGGTAAGACATCCTTTCATGCTAGTCTTATAGCAGGTCCGGGTGGGTTTGCAGAGCAAGGTGCTAAGTGTATTGTTCTTTGTAATGAAGAAGGATATCACAGGGTAGGTGCAAGATATCTAACAGCAGGTACAGGTATGAACCTACATCAAGTAAAAGAAAACCCTGCTATAGCACAGGAATCCTATGCTAGAATAAAAGATAACATACGAATAAAAGATTCGACAATGTTTGATATGGGTTGGGTTGAGTCAGCCGTTAAGTCAGCTAAACCTGATATAGTTGTATTAGATATGGGTGATAAGTTTGCTACCTATCAAGGCTTTGCTAGGGCAGATGAAGCATTGAAAGCCTGTGCAATACATGCAAGACAGATAGCAAAGCAGTACGAATGTGCTGTCTTGTATATGTCTCAGCTAAGTGCAGAAGCTGAGGGTAAGATAGTATTGAATCAAAGTATGATGGAAGGCAGTAGAACAGGTAAAGCGGCTGAAGCAGACTTAATGATACTAATTGCTAAGAACCCTCAAGTCGAAGGACAAGACGAAGAGGATGCACAAAGACACTTAAACGTAGTTAAAAACAAACTATCAGGTTGGCATGGAAGTGTGCATTGTGAGCTTGATTACAGATTAGCGAGGTATACAACATGAAAAACTTTGATAAACTACACCCACCCACACTACAAGGATACTTTGAGAACAGGGCAAGGGTTACAATAAATGGTAAGAGAATGAGACTAGGCAATCCTAAACACCCCTTTCATCCTACATATATAAAGGAAGGAATGTGGAAAGCATTTGAAAAAATGGGCTTGACTAAGAAGAATAATTCAGATAAATTAATAGAGATAAAAAAGAATATGTCTCATTCATTTAATGAGATAATTGATGGCTACATATACATAATATCTAATCCTGCGTGGAAAGGATGGGTAAAGATAGGTATGGCTGTTGATGCAGAAGATAGACTGAAAGGATATCAAACATCTTCTCCTCTTAGAGATTACAAGTTAGAGTTAGCTGTAGCTGTAGACAATAGAAGAGAAGCTGAAAGTATAGCACACGAAAAGGCTAGTTGGATAGCCCAAGAAGAAAGATGTGAGTGGTTTAAGATATCTTTAGATAGTGCGATTGAAATAGTTAGGAGTTTAAATAATGAAGTTAGTACTTGATGTAGAAAATACTGTAACTGAACGTGAGGGTAAGTTACACTTAGACCCATTTGAACCTGACAATAGTTTGATTATGGTGGGTACATTATCAGAGGATGGAGAAGAGCATCTATTTAGAATGGATAAAGATGTATCCTACTTTGAAAAGATACAAGAATTGCTAGATAAAACTACAGTTCTTATTGGACATAATATTGTTCACGATTTAATGTGGCTTTGGGAATCAAACTTTACCTATAGTGGTGCTGTGTTTGATACTATGTTAGGCGAGTATGTATTACAACGTGGACAGAAACAGGCATTGTCACTAGAGATGTGTGCTGAAAGATATAACTTAGATACAAAGAAGCAGGATACATTAAAGGAATACTTTAAACAAGGGTTGGGTGTAGATGAGATACCACCAGATGAACTGTCTTCTTATTTAAGTAGTGACTTACATGCTACGCAGGAGTTATATAATGAGATTACTAATAAACTTTCTACCGAAGAATACAGTGGACTTAATAGTACAGTCACTCTTACTAATCGTGTTGCCCTTACTTTGGCTAATATATATAGAACTGGTTTTTGTGTGGATGTGGATACGTTAAATAGTGTTAAAGACGAGTTCACCCAAGAGAAGAAAGAGATTGAAGAGTTCTTACAATCAGAAGTTAGAGATTTTATGGGAGACACTCCTCTTAATTTAAATAGTCCTGAACAATTATCGTGGCTAATCTATAGTAGAAAACCAAAGAATAAACAACAATGGACTGTTGAGCTATCCCCTCATATGCACATCGAAGAGTACAGAAGGAAGGTGCAAGAGCATTCTAGTATACTTTATAAGACTAAGGCAAAAAGATGTCAAGAATGTGATGGCAAGGGAAGAATACGAAAGATTAGAAAAGATGGCTCACCTTTTGCTAAAGAGAATAGGTGTCCTACTTGCAATACATTAGGATATTTATTTCTAAACACGAGAGAGATAGCAGGTATGAAGTTTACAGCACCTAACTCTAAGTGGATTTCTGCACATGGTTGGAGTACATCTAAGGGTAATCTAGAGTTACTTACATCTATTGCTAGGCAGAAAGGTATGAAGAAAGCTGAGACATTTTTATCTAAGGCAATACGTTTGTCAGCATTAGATAGTTACCTATCTTCTTTTATAGAGGGCATAGATAATAATTTAAAACAAGATAACCTACTACACGTAAGACTATTACAGCATAGGACAGCTACAGGTAGGTTTAGTGGAGCAGACCCTAATATGCAGAATATGCCTAGAGGTGGCACGTTTCCTGTTAAGAAAGTATTTATTTCTAGATGGGAAGGTGGCAAGATAATGGAAGCAGACTTTGCACAATTAGAGTTTAGGACTGCTGCATATTTGTCACAAGATGAAACAGCAATGAAGGAGATTAATAATGGATTTGACGTACATAGCTACACTGCGAAAGTTATTTCTGAAAGTGGTCAGAAAACTAGTAGGCAAGAAGCGAAAGCCCACACATTCGCACCACTCTACGGAGCTACAGGGTTTGGGAGGTCACCTGCTGAAGCAACGTATTATAGACAGTTCACGCAAAAGTACAAAGGAATCGCACTATGGCATTCCAGATTGGCTAAGGAAGCTCTAGATACACGCAAGATAACAACACCATCAGGAAGAGAGTTTGCATTTCCTCTTGTGGAGAGAAGGTCAAATGGTTCTGTGACTTTCTTTACGCAGATAAAGAACTTTCCTGTACAATCATTTGCAACAGCAGATATTGTACCTGTGGTATTGTTGGATATTGAGAAACAATTAGATAAGTTGCAGTCTTGTATTGTAAATACTGTACACGATAGTATTGTGATTGATATCCACCCTACAGAGGAACAAGATGTAATTAATATTATTAAAAACACCAACATAAATCTTAAAGATATTGTTGACAAGCAATTTAATATTAATTTAAATGTTCCTTTAGAACTAGAAGCAAAAATAGGTTATAATTGGCTTGACACGAAGGACATTGCCTGATATAACTAGACATTCACAACAAAAGGAGTATATAAATATGCTAGATAATAATACAATTGATACCAATAACTTTTCTGCAATGGCTCAACAGATGGGCATGGGTGCAGATATGACACAGAGTAAGCAGACTTCTCAACTTGCTCGACTAAAAATATCACACTCCCCAATAATGGGAGAGATAGAAGTTAAGGGTAAGAAAACCCAAGCTGCTATCGTTAATGGTGGTGTCTATAGAATAGATGATTTAAATAATAATAATGTTTTCTATTCTTCTGACGTTAAAATCAGACCTTATGTACAAAGATTTATGTACAAGAAGTTTGTAAAGCCAGAAGGTGGCAGAGGTTTCTATGTTAAAACTGTTATGTCTGACAATCTTAATGTAGATTTGAAAGACAATATGGGTGGCTTTAACTGTGGTAAGCCTACAGGTTACGTTAAGGACTACGCTTCATTACCTGATAAAACTAAAGCACTCTTAAAAAGTATTAAGAGAGTACGAGTTTTAATTGGCACACTATCTGCTAGTAGTGTAGTAGATGCTGATGGTAATGAGACAACAGAAATTACTAACCTACCTTTTATATGGGAGATAGATAATAGAGATGCCTTTAAGGTTATGGGTGATTCTATAGCTAAGATAGGTTCTATGAAACATCTTACCTTACAACACGAGATAGGATTAGGTAGTGAAGAAAGAAAATTACCTAGTGGTAACACCTACTACATACCTATAGCTACTGTTAATAAAGATACTATAGAGATAGTAGATGCAGACCAAGACCATTTCTCTGACTTTATGCAATGGATTGAAAACTACAATGTGTATATCTTTAATGCTTGGAAAGACAAAGCAGGTAATACTGAGGATGTAATAAGCAAAGAAGATGCAAAAGTTGTAGAAGAGTTTGTTAAAGTTACCGATGATGAGATACCTTTTTAATGAAAAAGAATAACCCTTTTAAGGTACACAACATTAACTATCTTTCACCTAGCAGTATGAATACCTACATAAGCGATATGCCTATGTGGGTAGCTAGGTATTTGTTTGGTGTTAAATCAGGTAGTGGAGCAGGTGCAGTCAGAGGTATTGTACAGGAAGCTGTGTTGGCTGATAAGTATGAGACAGGTAAGTTTGATTTTGATTCACTGGACACAAAGTTTATGTCTATGTGTGAAGACTTTATGCTTAATCTAGAAGATGTTAAAGTAGAGAAAGAGAGGAAGACATTAGAAAAATTTGGTAAAGTTATTGATGAAAACTTTAATTACAAAGACCTAAAACAATATCAAGAAAAAGTTGAGGTTCAACTAGAAGATATGCCCATACCTTTTATGGGTTATATTGACTTTAGATTTGCTAATACTATTGTAGATTTAAAAACAACTACACGAATGCCATCACAACCAAGTGAAGCACAGAAGAGACAGATGGCATTCTATTCTATGGCATACCCAAGTAATGGTGTAGACTTATTTTTTGCTACTCCAAAAGACTATAAGAAGTTTACACTAAAAGATTTAGGTAGATACAAAAAACAACTTAAAAGAATAGCTTTTAGTATAGAAAAATTTCTGTCTATTAGTAATGATAAATATGAGTTAGCTTCTCTTATATATCCAAACTTTGATTCGTGGACTTGGGGAAATAAAATGAAAATAGAAGCAAAAAAAATATGGGCAGACGTATAATGTCAGCCTATAGTGCTAGAAGATTAGCACGTAAACATGGGTATAGGAGTGGTCTAGAGGATAATCTAGCTACCTATTTAAAAGAACATAAAGTAAAGTTTCTTTATGAGAAAGTTAAAATAGAGTGGGAAGACCTTGCATATCGCACCTATACCCCTGACTTTATATTACCTAATGGTATTATAATTGAAACTAAGGGTAGGTTCTTAGTAATAGATAGACGTAAACATATATGTATTAAACGACAGCACCCTGAACTAGATATACGATTTGTATTTACAAATAGTAAAGCTAAGATACGTAAGGGAGCTAAGTCTAACTACGCAGATTGGTGCATTAAGTATGGCTTTAGATACTACGATAGAATTATACCTGAAGATTGGCTAAAAGAAAAAAAGAAAAAGAAAATTAAACATAAAAGTTTTATAGCTTTTAAAGGAAAGAAAAGGAGAACAGCATGATTGATACAAAGATACTCAGAGAAGAAGACTTTCTTATACAAGTAACACCTCTACTAACACCTGATAATAATTGGGATGGTAATGTACTTATTAATATAGCTACATCAGGTAAGAACCCATTAAATAAAAAAGATACTTCTGACTTATGGCATCTATGTAGAATGATGTGTAGTGTAATTCCTTTAATGCAAGAAGACTCTGAACTTATGTATGTGCTTGATGAGTATGCCCACAGTACAAAAGATTTTAACGAAAATAAATCAAAAGATACCTTGACAATAGAAAGTAAACAAGGTAATGTAATCAAACTAAACTTTAATTCAAAGACAGGGGGTAATGCATAATGGCTGCAAGTATAAAAGAAATAATTGAATTTGAAAAAGACTCAGAGGTTGACGATACCCAAGAAAATAAAGATTTCTTTTCTGATATGGTAAATCATCCACCTCATTATAATCAAAAAGGTATTGAGTGTATTGATGCTATTGAAGCTGCAACTAATGAAGGCTTTGAGTTTTATTTACAGGGCAATATAATGAAGTACCTTTGGAGATATAAATATAAAAATGGTGTAGAAGATTTAAAGAAAGCACAGTGGTACTTATCTAAATTAATAGGCATACAAAATGCGAATACAAGTTAAGATGTTTATTAGCATAGACATTGACCCTGACGATTATATGATGCCCTCAGATGGAGATGTCACCGAAGAGTTTCAAGATGCTATGCGTGAATATATACACGACATAGATGGAGTTAATATTAAAAATATAAGAGTAACACAGGAGATAAAAGATGAATAATGAACGTAAACTACCAACTGATTATCAAAACTTTATTGCCTTATCAAGATATGCTAGGTGGCTAGAAGATGAGGGTAGAAGGGAAACATGGACAGAGACTGTAGATAGATACATACAATATATGGTAACACACGTTTCTAAAAAACATAATTTAGATTTATCTCTAGGCTTACAAGAAAAGTTATTTGAAAATATTGTTAGCTTAAATGTAATGCCAAGTATGAGAGCATTAATGACAGCAGGTAAGGCACTAGATAAATGTCACGTAGCAGGATATAATTGTTCATATCTACCTGTCGATAGCCCTCGTGCTTTTGACGAGTGTATGTACATACTTATGTGTGGTACAGGTGTAGGTTTCTCTGTTGAAAGAGAGAATGTAGACAAACTACCTATAGTTAATGAACACTTTGAGGACAGCACTACAGTTATTAAGGTAGGAGATTCAAGAGCAGGTTGGGCAAGAGCAGTAAGAGAACTTATTGCTATGTTATACGTAGGTCAAGTACCTGAGTTTGATGTAGAAGATGTTAGACCTGCAGGTGCTAGGTTAAAAACATTTGGTGGTAGGGCATCAGGTCCTGAACCACTTGTAGATTTGTATCGGTTTTGTGTTGCGATATTTAAGGGTGCAGCAGGTAGAAGATTGTATCCTATTGAATGTCACGACATAATGTGTAAGATTGGTGAGGTAGTAGTCGTTGGTGGGGTTAGGCGATCTGCCCTCATCAGTCTTTCAAATTTAGGTGATGACCAAATGAGACACGCTAAGTCAGGTCAATGGTGGGAGAACGAAGGTCAACGTGCATTAGCAAATAATAGTGTAGCATACAAAGGTAAGATAAGTATGGAAACATTTATGCGTGAATGGTTGGCTCTTGTTGAAAGCAAGTCAGGTGAGCGTGGTATATTTAATAGAGACTCAGCTAAAGCCCAAGCAGGTAAAAGTGGAAGACGTAGTACAGACCATGCATTTGGTTGTAACCCTTGCAGTGAGATTATACTTAGACCATATCAGTTCTGTAATCTATCTGAGGTAGTTGTTAGAGCAGAGGATACTGAAGAAACTTTATTAGAAAAAGTTGAGATGGCTACAATACTAGGTACACTACAAGCTACTCTTACTGACTTTAAATATCTACGTAAGATATGGAAAGATAATACAGAAGAAGAAAGGTTATTAGGTGTATCACTAACAGGCATTATGGATAGTAAATTATTTAATAGTTACAACTCCATCTATATGGAAGATGGTCAGTATGTTTATGATGAAACATATGCAGGTGATATCTTAACTAAGTTAAAGGAGAAAGCAATTGAAACAAACAAGAAACTTGCAAAGCAATTGGGTATACCTCAATCAACTGCCATCACTTGTGTCAAACCTAGTGGTACAGTTTCTCAACTCGTGGATAGTGCAAGTGGCATACATAATAGATATAGTGAGTATTACATTCGTACTGTACGTGGTGACAACAAAGACCCTTTAACAGAGTTTATGAAGTCAACAGGTATACCTAACGAACCTGATGTAATGAAGCCTGACAGCACTACAGTGTTTAGCTTTCCTATGAAAGCACCTGAAGGAGCAGATACAGACTTAGGAGCAATAGACCAGTTACGTACATGGGCTACCTTTCAAAAGTATTGGTGTGAACATAAACCATCTGTAACTATATCTGTTAAAGAAGATGATTGGTTGAAGGTTGGAGCGTGGGTGTATGAAAACTTTGATGACATATCAGGTATAAGTTTCTTACCACACAGTGACCATACCTATGCACAAGCTCCTTATCAAGCAATTGATAAGAAGCAGTATAAAAAACTACTTAAAGAGATGCCTAGCAGTGTTGATTGGTATAAACTTTCTGAGTTTGAGAAAGGTATTGACAGCACAGCAGGAAGTAAAGAACTAGCTTGTACAGCAGGAGTGTGCGAGGTAGTGGATATTGTAGCAACATAGAAAGGAGAAACAATATGAGAGAACTATTAATTGGAGCAGCAAGAACCTATTATGTGGGGGTAATTAATAAACACATAGCAAATGTAGAAGTTTTACTAACAAATCCTTCAGGAATTGGTGAAGCAGAACATCAAGACATACAAGCAGTCATTGAAGTTGAGCTTGGAAGAATAGCAGACTACAATGATAAGTTAGAAATGCTTATGAAGTATTTTACTAAACCTCAACAGAACGAAACTACAGAGGAGAAAAAGGACAATGCTAAAAAGACATGACCACAGGGGTAATCTCCTGTCTAAATATGATGCACCTTTAAGAATACAATTTGAGAAGGGTGTTCAAGCGTTTAGAAAGGGTAGGGTGAAAAGCCCTTACCCACTAAACACTATGCAACATCGTGAGTGGGAAAGAGGATTTGATTCTGCTTACTTTGTAAATTTAAAAAGGGTTAAGAAATATGAAACTAGAGGAAGAGGTAAAGAAGTTTATGAATGATAAAAATAGAAGTATGATAACTGCAAATACGTATCAAGAAGAAGCTAAGAAGACTGCTATCTTTCCTGCTAACAAAGCTCTAGAGTATCTATCTCTAGGGTTAGTTGGTGAAGCAGGAGAAGTTGCTAATAAAGTTAAGAAGATTATACGTGATAAAAAAATTGATGGTGACCTAAGTGGTGAGATAGGAGATGTCCTATGGTACTGTGCTATGTTGGCTGATTATTTAGATGTTAATCTTGGAAAGATAATGGAGAACAACTTAGATAAGTTACGCTCTAGAAAAGAACGTGGAGTGCTAGGGGGTAGTGGAGATAGGAGATAATTAATCTCTATATACGTCTGCTAACTTTCTACCTAATTCAATAGCCAAAGAATACTTTTTAGACTCAGCTACAGATTGTCCATAGTTATTTTGAAAGTATTCTTCAGCTAACTTTTTAGTACGCTTAGGCAAACGCATATATTGAGTTCTTTCAAAGGGTGTAAACTCTTTACCTTCTGTAATTGACTTGCTTTCGGCATTAAATTTAGCTATGTCTTTAGCAAAATCTCTCAAACCTTTTAGCTTATCAGCCATTAAATTTTGTTTCTGAGCTTCTGATAATTCTTTGTAGGAGTTACGATCAACCAACTCTCCCACAGAATCTTGTACTAAAATACCTAATTCTTTTTTAACTAAGGCATCGGTTAGTTTATCTCCTGTACTAGGAAATATCTCATAGTTTTCATACCCTAATCTTACAAGCTCTGTTTCAGCAGGGGTTCTTCTTTCAGTTAATCTTATACCAAGTAACTGACCTAGTAAAGGTGACTGTCTTCTTACAGGTGCTGCTCTAGTTGGCGATTCTAACTCAGGTAAATCTGCTCCTGTTAAAAGTGAGGGTAAGTTTTTATGTAGGG